AGGACGGCAACGTCTTGGTGTCTCGGCATTCGCTTGGCGAGCAGTGCGCCTGGCGTAGGTAGGTCCAATGACGACGATGCCCGCTTCCCCTGGTGGGTTGCGGGCAGTCTTGTCTCAGTGCGAATGATCGCCGGATTCGGACATTCTGTCAAGTCGTTGTAGGAACGTCTCGGGGTGCGGCACGACGTAGGCCTGGTCGCCGTTGCACAGGTTCGATTCGCGGATCTCAACTCGCTGGAGCGCCAGTGCAACCATTGGCTCTTTCTCGGCTGCAATTGCGCTTTGGAGACAGGCGCGAAGAGGGTCGCCACGTCCGGGGGCACAGATCAGCACTCGTTTTGGCGCGAGCCGGTCGTAGAAGGCCCTGATCTCATCCAGGATGTTCTGGCTCACCTCAGCTCCATGCCCATCTGATCGCCTTGACCAGTAGGCCGAGCGCGACTGCGGCGACGCCGCCAGCCGCCAAGTAGAGCCCGACCGTCATCATCTGCGCTCCGAAGGGCATGTCCTTGAAGGGCTGAGTCTGTTTCACGCTGTTCCTCCTGCTCGGGTTTGCCATGCGCCGTGTCCGGCGACCGTGGAGCCGACTCTGACCTTCCTGGGCGGCTTCTCGGTCTCGCGTTTGATGTAGGCGGCCAGCAGGTTGATTGAGCCGTCTCGGTCGTCCCACATGTGGCCGCAGGTGGCGCAGAAGCCGGTTTTGCGTTCGGGGTCGATGCGAAGGCTCGACATGGTGGCGCAGTCGGGGTTGGGGCATGCGACATGGGGCTGGAGCGGTGGGATGGCCCAGCCGGTGAGGACGGCGGCCCAGGTGCGCCAGCGGTGGAGGTCGGCGAGGAGCTCGAATCTGAGTGGCGGGTCGAGGGTGGGTGCGGCGCCGACGAGGCCGTGGATGTTGGCTTCGACGGTGTCTCGGTTGACGAGTTGGAGGTCCCAGATCCACCGGTTGGTGCTCGTGGCGATGGTGAGGTGCCGGTTGAGCGCTTCGAGGAGCAGGGGCGGTTTGCTGGCGGGGACGGTGCGCCGGCCTTGCTCGTCGAGGACCATGGCGGTGCTGACGGCCTCGCGGAGTTGTGCGATCAGTCCGGGTTGGACGGTGGCGTAGACCCTGGTGAGCTTTCGCTTGCGGCCGGGTGTCCAGTCGTGGATCCGCTCGAGGTGCTGGTGCGGGTTGCAGAGCTCTTCGGCGAGTTCGGCCATTTCGACGAGCGGGTCTTTGCGCTCGCGCTGGTTGACGGTCATCGGCGGCCCTTCGTGCGGTGGCGGTACAGGGTGTGCATGCGGCGGATCCGGGAACGGCGGATCTGCTGTTCTTTGGTGCGGAGCATGTTCGCTGGCACGCCGAACCACCTCGCCACATCGCCGACGGAGTACGGCCTTGGAATCATGCGGCTCTCCTCTGGAATGGCGTTACGGTCCTGGCGGCAGGAGCGCAGTCGGGGCATCGAATGGTGCGTTTGCCTTTGGGCTGGGTGCGGTCGATGGTGTAGCCGAGGATGCATTCGGGATTGGGGCATTGATTCGGCTTTTCGACGGCGGCCGCGAGTGCTACTACCGCGACGTCCGTACGAACACCAACCCTTTCTTCCTTCTCTCGCTCCTCTAGTGGTTCCTCTAGTGGTTCCTTACTAGTGGGGACATCCGAAGTCCCCCTATCTGGACTTGGGGTGTCCCGCCTGGGGGGACTTGGGGTGTCCCGTCCAGGGGGACTTGGAATGTCCCGCCTGTTAGCGAAGTACGTCGATCCGTCGGTGGGGTTATCCACAGGCATGGGGATAGCGTTGAGGGTCAATTTGTAGACGGCGTTTGAGCCCAATACGGCCGGCTGGGTGCATTGAATTGCACCCGCTTTGGTGAGCTCCTGAATGGCTCTCTTCACCGTGCGAATTGCGCTGTCGGTCGAGCCGTCGCGGGACCGCGCGAGGGCGAGGGTGAGGTGTTCCTGGCCGCCGAAGTAGACGCCCTTCGGGATGTCCTTGGTGGCGTTGTCCCGGGCGGTGACGGCCATGGCGATGAGCACGCGGAAGGCCCGGTCGCTGACGTGCGACCAGTTGGCGATGACTTGCGCCACCAGTGTTGCCCCCACGTGCTCTCCCCGTTCTATTCGGTTGTGGATATTGCGGCGTCGGCCGCAGTGTCGGCTTCGCGGATCACCTGGGCGGTGTTGTCGCACACAGCCACAGCGATGCCCGGCAGGAAGTTGCTGAGCCGTTGCAACATCTCGTGGGCGTGCCGCATGGTCAGCACGCCGTTGACGATGAACATGAGCCGCTCGCCGCGCTCGACGTTGAGCACGGTCGGTCCGCGCAGTTCTATCGCGAGCGACGGCATGGCGGCCGTCAGGGCTGTCTGGGCGAGGGCGCGGTAGTCGTCGCGGTACTTCTCGATGTCGCCGAGGCCGTGGGTGTTCGGGTTGTCCCAGTCGTCGTTGTGGTGGGCGACCATCGCGCGTGCGGCGGCCTCGATCGCCTCGGCGAGGTCGAATTGCTCGGCGCTCATCGGACCGGTATCCAAGCGTGATTGAGCCAGGCGGCCATCCAAATGAGCGAGAGGAATAGCCACGTGAGGGTGGCGATTCGCAGTCGAGGTGGCTCGGCGCGCTTCCCGGCGCTCATGGCTTCCAGCCCTTCATCCAGCCGATGACCTGATCAGGCTTGATAGTCAGACCGTGTTCGTGGGCAGTCACACCCGGAAATCTGCGTGCATAGTCCTCGTTGAGCTGCTTAGCTTCGCGCTCCAACGCGGCATGCCACGACTCTTCGGTGACCACCCCTCTGCGAATTAGCAATCCGACCAAGGCGGACATCTCTGCGCGCAGCAGGATTGTGACTTCGCGGTGATCACGGACAGCGTCGCCCTCGGGGTCTCCCTTCGCCCGGGTACCCGTCTGCCAGCCGGCGAAGAGCGTCCGCCACTTGGCGAGGATGTTGAGCGCCTTCATGGTGCGCTGTGCTTGCGTCGTCATCAGGTTCCGACCTTCTCGTTAGTTCCATCCCAAACGAATTCGCCGTCGGCTCCGACGGGCCGATGCATGCGGCAGTGGACGCAGTAAGTGGCGCCGTAGAAGGTCGGCTCGCGCGCGTACGTCTCGGCGAGCGCCTGGCCCATCGTCGTGATGCCGCCGCAGGTGAGATGCAGATACGACCGGCGAACCGGCCGCAAAAAGCCTTTCGCGCGTTCCTCGTCTGACAGCACCAGGTAGACCTCGGCTTGCGGGACCGGCTGGGTGTCCGCGCCGCGCGTGAGGCGCGGGTTGTTCGGGTCGGATGTGAGGCTCACGACGTTTCCTCGGCAGTGTCCGATGTGGACAGCGCGTCCACGGCGCACGTGACGGTCACTGGTTCCACCTCGGGCGGGTAGATCTTGTCAACTGCCGCGCACAGCGCATCGCGCCGAGCGAATCCGCTTACGGGCTTGCGGAACTGGTTGCGGAAGCGCCGCGCGGCTTCCGCCAAGGCCGCAACGTCGTTGGCCCACCGCAGGACGTAGACCTCGGCGGCTTCCTCACCGTCGTAGCGCTCGGGCATCAGCACAGACAGGTCGTTCAAAAGGCCAGTGTGGAAGTCACGTTCCTCGTCGCGTTCCCGTTCAAGCTCGACGATCCGGAGCAGGGCGGCGGCCCATCCCTCGAGGAGGTCCTCGTAGGTGAGCACGCCGGTGGCGTTGGTGACGATGGTCGCGAAGGCTTGATCGGCTCCGACCATGCCGACGCCGTGGCGGACCCGTTTGAGCGTCAGCTCGTTGCCCTCGACGGCCTCAGCACGCTTCTGGGCGGGCATCAGAATGCCTTCCCGTAGTTGCCTTCGTGGTCGGCCTCGTCGTAGTCCTCGGGCAGCATTCGGGGCGGTGCGGGCTCGATCGCGCGCAGGTCCCAGCGGGACACCGGCTCAGGCCGATACCGCTCGGCCGCGGCCCGGGCCACCGCCTCGGTGACCGGGTGCAGGGCGTACACCGACTTGGGTTCGATCAGGTGGGTTTGGGCCGGGTGTTTGTCGCTGGCGGGGATGTCGACGCGGAGGAACCCGGCGCCGGCGATGGTGGTTTCGGTGACGTGGCCGGCGTAGCGGCGGTGGCCGAGTTGTTCGAGGATGGCCCACTCGGCGAACGGCTGGTCTTCCGTGGTGTCGCTCATGATTCGTCTTCTCCTAGCCTGCGCGCTTCGGCGTCGCGGACGTTGTTGGGCACGGCGGGGAGGTCGTGCCGCTGGTTGGTTTTGGGCATGCCGCAGTCGGCGCAGCGGTCTTGGCCGCGGTGGTCGGGGCGGCCGTCGCCGACGTAGGGGTGGTGCTGCACGGGCGGTTTCACGAGCGGCCTCGCTTCCGATGCCGGGCGGCGTCGGGGCAGGTCGCGAAGTGACTTGTGCGCAGTTCCTTACGTCCGAACTGCTTCGCAACGGACAGCACCGTCGCGATTGGAGCGCCCGGCCCGGGCCGCAGGGCGATGTTTCCTTTCGGCGTGGGCTCGTAGTCGACGGGCATCCGGGCGCCTGAGGAGGCGGTGACGGTCCAGATGATGTCGGCCTGGCACGAGTCGCACTGGGCGCGGATGTAGTCGCTCATCGTGGACCGGCCAACAGCGCGATGGCAGCAGCGCCTTGCTGTGGAACCACGCCGTTCCCGAGAAGTCGTAGGGCCTGGATACGTGTCAGGCCGGGCACCGCAGTGACCCAGCCATCGTCGAGGCCCATCAACCATTCCACGAAGCGGGGGTCCAACCGTTGGCCGCCCTTGGGCCCCATCGCGGTGGGGTGGGGCGCGGGGCGGCCGAGCACCGTCTCCCAGCGATGAATCGCAGGGGCGTAAACCTGCCAATCAAAGATTCTTTGCGCCGGCTGTTGCGCTTCAATTTGCCGGCAGAGAGGCTGTGCCGCATGGGAATCATCACCGCGAACCTGACCACCATCGTCGCCACCGTTGACGTGGGATACGCCTCCCGCGATGACGTCGAGCGGGCCGTTCGTCAAGCACTCTTGAGCGTTGGTGCCGAGCTCGTGCCGTGTAGGTGGGCGCCCGATGCCGATACCATCGCGGATTGCGCAGGCGTTGATCGGATCGACGTGCTGGACCTGAACACCTGACAGGACGCGGAACAGGGCGGTGGTCAGGTCATCGCCGCCCGATCCCTCTCTCGCCATGCGCGCGTAGTCAGGACCGCTACCGGAGAGCTTTGCCTCCGGGGTGGGCAGCAGCGTCAAAGGTCCAGTACGACCCGGGATAGGGGCGGCCTGAATCCCGGTGATGCCCGCCGCCCCTCGGTTCCCGAGTCTGAGGCCCGGGGTGTCGGCAAGGTGGGCGTAGATGAAGATGCGGTCGCGCCGGTGCGGGGCACCGATATCGGACGCTCGTAGGCAAATCCAAGATCCCACGTACCCGAGCGCGGCCAGGTCGCCGAGTACTCGTCCGAAGCCCAAGGAAAGGTGCCCTGGCACGTTCTCCAGGACGACGTGTCGCGGTCGTAGGCGGCGAATGCCGTCCGCGACGTGGGGCCAGATGAAGCGCTCATCGTCCATTCCCTTGCGTTGGCCAGCCAGGCTGAAGCCTTGGCAGGGGTAGCCGGCGAAGAGGATGTCGATGACCACGTCGACTGCCGGCCAGTCAACGGCGGTGATGTCGCCGAGGTTGGGTACGCCGGGGTGGTGCTCTGCGAGCAGCCGTGCGGCGCCAGGATCGGGATCTGCAACGAAGGCAAGCGTGTGTGTGAGGCCAGCAGCGGTGAGCCCGAGCTCGAGCCCGCCGTAGCCAGTGCAGAGCGAACCTGCCGTGAGCGCCGTCATGGCGCGATCCGTTCGTGGTGCAGGTGGCCGTGGGAGGCGCGGACGGCGTACTCGCCGTCAGGCCAGCGCACCCCGGCAGCCCGAGCGGCCGCCTGCACGTCGCACGAGCGAGCGCAGTGGTCGGGGTGACGCAGGAGCCAGCGGCCGCCGCGGGCGTGCAGGACGTGCCCGTCGTAGCCGTCGATCGCTTGGCGCAGCGCCTGGATCGCGATGACTTTGCCGCCTTCGGCTTCGGCGGTGTCGAGGAGCGCGCTGACCCGCGCGGCCACGTCCATCGTCAGACGCTCCACTCGATCGCGGCGGCGAGGCCCTTGCGGATGATGCGGAGCTCGTCGAGGGCCTGGGGTCCGGTCATCTTGCCGCGGGTGATGTTGTCGATGTACTGGCCCCATTGCTCGCACACGGTGCGCAGCCGGGCGGCCTCGACCGCGTCGAGCACGCCGCCGGTGAGCTCGACGGTGCGCTGGGACAGTTGCGGGCGGAGCTCGTCGTCGATGGTGCCGGTGGCGGTGCGGTGCCGGTAGAGGGCGTCCATCGCCTGGCGCAGGTGGTGTTCCTGCTCGCCGCGGCCGATCTCGATCGCCTTGATCGCGACCTTGACGGTCGGGTCTTTGTCCTCGCCGGGCGCAGGTATAGCGCGCTCGACCGGGGCGAGCTCGACCACGCCGACGATGCGCATGTCGGGCTTGTGGAAAAGGACGCTGGACAGGTCGTGCAGCGAGACGGTGGCGTTGCCGGACAGCTTGCTGTCGAGCTTGAGCGCGATCATCGTGTGAGCTCCGTAATGGTGAGGATGAGGAGGCCCGGGTGCCCGGGGGCGTGGATGTCCTTGGGCAGGGGGTCGCCGATGCGGATGTCTGATCCGGCAAGGTGTTTGTCGTTGTCGTCGGGGATCAGGCCGTAGCCGGGCGAGTGGTAGTTCTTGCCCTGCCTGGTGAAGTGGCGTTCGGGTGTGAGGCCGTCGATCGCTGCTTTGAGGGTGGGGCGGAGGTTGTCGCGGTCGCGGACTGGTGCACGGCCCATAAAGCGCGCGACGGCGTCGACGCGCACGTAGTCGAGGCCAGTCGGTAGGCCCTCGCCGACCGCGTGTAGGACGACTACCTGGCGCCACGTCTTGGTGAGGGCGGATCGGCTGAACCTGTTGTGCTTGTTGTTGAGCTGGTTCGCGGTGATCCATGCGCACGGCGCGACTATTTGGAGGGTCCAGGTCCGGTTCATGCGGCACTACCGACGGGCGGGTGAGCGGCGAACGGGTCGGCCGCGGGCGGGAAAAGCGCGAACGGGTCGCCGTCGGCGCTGAACGTGGCCGGCTCGGCCGGGGCGGTCTCGCCGTTGACGATCGGCGCGACGAGCGCCGCGTGGGCGGTGCCGAGCATCTCCCGCGCCGTGGCCGCCACGACGGTCTTGACGCCCTTCTCGGCGGTGATGGTGAGCGTTCCTGGTATCCCGCCGGGGCGGACCTTCAGCCCGGGCACGATCTCGGCGGTCTCGGGGTGCATGACGGTGTCGTCGACGACCACGAGGTAGGCCAGGAGCGCGTCGACGAACTCGCGCCGCACCCGGGTTGTGGTGATGACCTCAACCTCGTCGGGGTGCCGCGCCTCCACCCACGTCAGCAGCTTGTCCGGATCGGACACGTCGATCTTCTGCTTGGACAGCGGCAGCGTGACGCGCGCGATGTCGACCAGCCGCCAGGTGGGGGCGGTGCCCTGCTTCTCCAGCTCGGCGATCGCCTGCTCGCCGAGGCGGGCGCGGTGTTCACCGGCCACCCGCTTCGCCTCTTCGGCGAACGCCTCGAGCACGAGGATGGCCTTGACGGTGTCAGCTCGACTGCTCATGGGCGGCCTCCGGTTCGGGTTGGGCGGCTTGCTGCTTGACCTTCGCGAGGCGCTGCTCGAGCGCGGCAATGACCGAGTTGGCTTGCGCCTCGGTCAGCGCAGCCGAGGTGTCGAGGTCGGGCAGGCGGAGAATCTTCGCGGTGACGTCGAGGCGAACCAACCGGTTCTGTTCGCCGTCGTAGCCGAGCTCGCGCCACAGGGCGTGCATCTTGCGGTGCTGGTATTGGTTGACCATCGCGGCGTGCTCGAGCGCGGGTTGCTCGACGGGTGAGGGCGGCGGGGCCTGTTGTTCGGGCTGTGGCTCCTCAAACTCGGCGGCGGCCGCGAACTCGGCGGCGGCTTCGGCCTCGAACTTGGCGCCCCACAAGTCGAGCGCGATCCCGAAGCGCATGCCGGCGTTGCGCAGGGCGTCGCCGATCGCTTCCTTGATGGCGTCGCCGCCCTTCTTGCCGTCGGCGTGGCCGTAGCCGAGCCGCATGACGCCGGCGATGGTGAGCTCAATCCACAGCCCGCCGAAGGTGTCGAGGAATGGGACGCCGTCATGGTTGGTGGCCATGGGTTTCCAGGACCACTCACGGTCGACTTGGAGGAGCCGGTCGGTGAGCTCGGCGTGCCCCACGTAGTCGACGTGCATGTGAGCCGAGGTCATCCAGTTGCCGCACGTCCGGCACCGCTCTTTGGAGTGCTGCGAACAGTTCTTGGACGGCGAATCGCGGCACGCCCGGCAGGTGACCTTCGGCAGCTTCCCGATCTCGTTGGCCTCGAACGGCTTGCGCAGCTGGGCGGCAACCTCGGCGGTCATCTTGACCTGGGTCACTGGGGATCACCGAGCCCGTCGAAATAGCGCTTGGCTCGGGCGTCCTCGGCAGCCAGCTCGCGTTGTTCTGGTGTGAGGCCGGCGGGTCGGCCGGCCAGGTTGACCGGCCACGGCTGTTGCCACGCGGCCATGGCCTCACCGAAGTGCTTGTCGATCGGGTCGCGCTCAGGCTTGATGGCCGGCGGTCGTGGCGCGCGGGCAAGCCGCTCGACGCGGACCCGGAACCGCCATGCCGCCCAGACGAGCAGTCCGGCGAATGCGAACGGCAGCAACGCCCACGCCCAGTGCACGAACACGCTCAGGACGATGCCGACGATGATCGCGACCGCGTCCAGGATTACCGCGGCGATAATGACAGCAGCGCGAAGGTACTTCATGACGGGTCCACCGCCTCGACCTGGATTAGGTGCTGCACGAGCTCCTCGGGCACCGTGACGACGGCCTCGGGCTGCAGCGGCAGGAACGCACGATCGGGGATGCGGACGCGCATCTTGACCACAACGCAATCGGCGTCGACGGTCGACGGTGGCCGTTGGGTTGCCTTCATCACCCGCAGTTGCCAGCCACCGTGCGGCCGCATTTGGAGGTAGACGGTTCCCTCGCGGAATACGGTCATCGCGTCCTCCGCTTGCGGTTGGTGAGCTTGTGCGCGGCGGTGCCTACAGCGGCCGCGAGCGTGCCGACGGCCACCAGGGCTACGCCGAGCCACGCGACGGTCTCGGGGATCTCCTTGACCTTCACCGGGTACCTCCGTTGAAGCGGCGGCCGCGCCACGCGTCGAGCGCATGGAGGCCGCGGACGATGAGCGGGAACGAGACGGCGGCGGCGGAGAGCACGCCGATGGCGATCAGGCCGGCGACGGTGACGGCGTCCATGCCTTGCTCCAATCTGGACGGATGGTCGCTGCGGCGACGGCCGCGACGATGGCGAGCTGCAGGCGTTGGGGGAGCCGGGCGAGGCCGGTGCGGCGGTGCCGCGCGGGCGGTCGCGAGTAGGAGGCGGCGAGCACGAGCGGAACAGTCAGGCATGCCGCGATGGCGATCAGGTAGGCGATCATGCGGCCACCGCCCGGCTGGAGTAGCGGGCGACGGTCTTGCGATCGACGCCCAGGGCATCGGAGATCTGGCGTGGGGTCATGCCGCGGCCAGCCATGCGTTGGATCTCGGCCACCACCGCAGCTGGCGTCCGGCGGCCCGGCACGACCTCGGGCAGACTGGCTTCCTCGTCGGGATCGAAAGCGCGGGCGGGCACCTTACAGATCAGGCGGTTGTCGACGATTGTCCAATTAGGAGCGCCCTCGATGCGGCCACCAGCGAGCTCCACGAGCCGGTCGAGGTCTCGGCATGCCTCGGCAATGAGCACCGATATCGGCAGGTCTTGGTCGACGATCTCCCACATGTGCAGGTAGGTGTATTCGCTCATGTGGGCAGCTCTCCCCACTCGCCCCAGCCGCCCGGCGGCAGGCACGCAGGCTCCAACTCGGCCGGGAGGGGAAAGTCGAGTCCGGGTACCGGATCGCGGTCGGCGGTGAAGTAGTCCAGGACGGCGGCGCGCAGCTCGGGCGACAGACCGGCCTTTAGCCGCCACTCGTCGAGGACCTTCGCGGCCGACGAACGCGGGGCGTCTTTGCCGACCCATTCGCGCAGCTGGCCGAGGACAACCTCGACGTAGCACCGCGCGAGGTTGTAGCTTCCATTCAGAGATGACATTGCTTCCTTCCTTTGTCGTCTCGTGGGAAGTCGGAGGCCTCGGGCGCTGGTATCGCTCGGGGCTTTCTGGTTTGGCGGGCCGGTGACGGTGGTGTGGTGGCCCGCCACCGGCCCGGTGCGCTCGGCCTCTCTCGGGGGAGGTGAGGCGGCGCACGCCCCCGGCGATGCCACGCGCCGGGAGTTCTCAGCGCGCCCTGGAGACAGCTGTCACGGAGCGCGCCGGAGCTTTAGGGCGACCGATGCCGCCGTCGTGGTCGCCATGGCGAAAGCCAGGCGTAGAGGCCGGTGAAGCCGACGTACCAGAGGCCGAGCATGGCGACCATCACGTCCTGGCGGTCGGTGGGCAGCAGGTGAATGTTCATGCGGCCACGGCCCGGGACTTGGCCGACCGGAGGGCCAGCTGCGACATGTAGGCCCGGCGCGCGCACAGGGCGCGGCGCTGACGCTCGTCCGGGTCGAGGACGCCCTCTGGGTCGACCTGACGCTCGAAGCGGGCGAGGAAGCTCTCGCGGGCGGCGCGGGTGCCCTCGACCGGGTCGTCTTTGGACCAGCGGGCCAGCGCGCCGATTCGTGCTGCGGTGCGGCGGACAGCGTCAGTTGCCATGGCGCTGTTCCGGGACGGCGCGGAAGACCGCGGCAAAGGGGATGCCGAGGCTGAGGGTCCGAGCGACGAACTTGCGTCCGGGGCGGGCTGTGCCCTTGCGGATTCGGCTGATGACGCCGTGGTTCATGCGAAGCGCGCGGGCGCGCTGGGCGTCGGTGGTGTGGCCGAGGTCGTTCATGATCCGTTCCCACACCGCGATGTCGAGTTCGACCGTGTCATCGGTCGCGTCCGGTTGCGCAAGTTCCGTGCGTTCGCTCACGCAAGCCATAAGAGCACAGGTCCGTGCGCTAGCGCAAGATACTCACGTCGAATTACTTGCCGAGCCTTGACGACTTCCCGCATCATGGTGCGCAGGCGCACATTGAATTCTGGGGGTCTATCAATGTCCGACGCACCACAGCGCAGCGCCCGACCTGGGGATTTGCGTCCGCGAACGCACGTGACGACGAAGTCTCACCCCGCTAGGGTCGTGCGTGTGCGCACGCAAAATTCCAAGCCTTGGAACCGCGAAAGCTTCTTCCGGTGGCTAGACCGGCGCATCGCCGAACTAGACCCACCCATCAAGAAGCTTCGAAGACCGCCGCGACACGGCGATGATCCGGCTGTTCTGCGAGCCGGGTACCCCGCGGCGGGCCGAGATGGCCGCGATCCTGCTCGAGAACGTGGACATGCGCAACAGCAGCTTGCTGTTCCTCGGCAAGGGCGCGCGGTGGCGCCGCATCCCGTTCGGTATCAAGACAGGCCAGGCGTTCGACCGCTACCTACGGGTCCGCGCGAAGCATCCGCTCGCGAAGCTGCCCGAGCTGTGGCTCGGCCAACGGGGCAAGGCGTTGACTGATTGGGGCATCCGGCAGATGCTGCTCCGCCGGTGCAAGCAGGCCGGCATCGGGCGGGTGCGGCCGCACCAGCTGCGCCACACCAGCTACCACCATTGGCGTGACCAAGGCGGCAGCGAGGACGACGCGGAGGCGTTGTTCGGCTGGACGCCCGGGTCGCGGATGAGCCGCCTTTACGGCCGCAGCACCCGCCTGTCGCGGGCCGAGAAGGCCGCCCGCAAGCTCAGCGTCGCCGACCGGCTTTGATCAGACCGGCTCGTCGGGCGGCCGCACCTTCTGCCCAAGGTGGAATGCCTCGGCGACATCGGCCATCCACGCTTCCTGCGGTAACCCCGGCGGGTCGGCGTCGCCCTCGGCCGGCTTCTTCCGCCGGTTACGCGGCGCGCGCTGCCGCGGGGTCGTCCTCGGCGCGAGGATGGCCTCGCGCAGCATCGCGATGCTGTGGTTCTGCTGCTCGAGCAACGCCGCGGCCCTGCCAACGATCTCGACGAGCTGGGCGTTGTCCGATCCGGACGCGGCTTCGGCGATACGGCGAACCTTCCCGCACTGGTGGCCGGCGTAGCCCAAGCCGAGGACGGCCAGCACCACCAGCGACGCGACACCAGGCGGCAGCTGCACCCGTTCGCTCCAGCTGAGAACCACCGCCAGCATGTAGGGCGCGAGGATGAACGCAGCTAATCCCCAGCAGATGAAACGCTTTGTGACGGGCTGCATGTGTGCGAACCTCCAACGGCAGCCGGGGGCCACCTCCCCTGGGGCCCTTGCGATAAAAGATTGAAGGGGTGTCGGGAACCTCGCACCCTGCCCCCGACAGATCCAACCCTTTCGTGAAACGCAAGTTCACTCAAGCGGTTCACGGCAACACGCTGATGTTTTGGACGATCGGGCGGAATATCTGCAAATTGCGTAACGCACATGTGGGTTCGTGCGATGGACCCTATTGGGACAAATCTTCGGCGACATAGACGCCGACGCCCGGCACGCCAACGACCAGGCCCTTTGTTTTGAGGATCAGGTAGACCTTGTTGGCGGTGGACATCCCGATGCCATAGAGAACCGCCAGGTCACGGGCCGATGGAAGCCGGGTTCCTGGCGGGTATTCGCCGGACCGGATGCGTGCCTCCATGTCGTCCACGATCTGGTTCGCGGTCATGGGTATGGGCACAGCCAGCAAGTCGAGCACCCCCCGCCGACGACGTGTCCGACATACACAGCCTATGTACGCTGCGCAGATTGGTTGACGAAGCGCGCCGTGTCTGGCACGGTGGCTGTTTATTGAGCTCTCGTGGTGGGGAGGCGAAATGCCCGACGATCCATCAATTCTGGTAATCGGCGGCGGCGCGCTCGTCGCGGTAGGCGTGCTGTGGGCGATCGCGGAGGTGGCGCTGCGCCGGCCGAAGAGCCGCGCGCGCCGCGAGCAGGCACGCCGGATCAAGGCGTGGGAACGCGCCGAACTGGAGCGCGTCGGCCCTGACGTCTTCTACGGGCCAGGGCCGTGTCGCCGGGCGATCGACTAGCCCACCTCGGGCGGCCGGTTGTAGCGCTCCATCGCAGACTTCGAGGTGGACGACTCTTGGAAGACCAACTCCCACGGCCCGGTGTTCACATCCATCTCCGCGCCGAAGCCAACCCACTTTCCGACCATGCGCCGGCCAGTCGGCTCGACGAGCATCTGGATCGCGCCGTGGTAGCGGGCGCCACGGTAGTAGCCGTCCGCGGCTGTCTGCTCGACCCATGTGCCGGTGATGACGTTGCCGTCCAGGGTGAGGTCCATCGACAGCGGCGAGTCGGACGAGCCGGGCAGCGACCGAACGGTCAGCCGGTCGCCGTGCTGCAGCAGGGTCACGTAGTGCAAACCGGTGAAGGTCAAGTTGCGGCCGGACGAGAAGTATTCGTAGCGCGACAGCCAGATGCCGGACAGGTTCGCGCGCGGCGCCGGGGACGCCGCGGTGGGTACCACGTCCGGCGCGGTGATGGGCTTGACTTGCACGTCGTGCCCGCCGAGGCCGTCGTCGCCCACCAGCACCTCCCTCGGTCCGAAGCCGAGCTGGCTCATCGGCAGCCCGGTGACCCGCTCGAGCGCGCGGGCGAGCCGCTGGATCGGCACGACCGCGCCGGCTTCCCAGCGCTGCACGGTCCGCTTGCTGACCTCGTTCGGCTCGCCGATCTGGCCGCCGGCGGCACGGATCGCGCGGGCCATGTCGTCCTGGCTGAGTCCAAGGCTGCGGCGCACGTTTTGAAGGGTGATGTTCGGAGCGGTCATGCGCTAGACGATACCGTGGGTGTCGCCACAATGTCGCCCTGCGTGTCGTCAGAATGTCGTCTTCTCGGACGCCGCGCCGCCCATTTACGCGGCCCTATGGTCGCAGCAAGGCACCGGGCGGGACGAGGTTCGCACCCCCGCCCGCCCGGTGCCCCTCGAGCCCGCCAGGGGCGGCCGTGCCGTTCGGAGCCGGCCGCCTCAGGCGCAGTAATGCGGAGGTAGGGCATGGCCTACACGACGAGCTCCGACCTCGGCGAGCTGGACGGGGGCCGGCGAGTTCACCACATCGCCGACCACGACGAGACCCGCGACGGGTACGCCCTGTGCGGGGCGGAGCTTCCGCGCGATCTGCTCGGCCCGGGCCACTCCTGCGACGAGTGCCTGCGCATCAACCGCGAACGCAGGGCGGCAAGGCGATGACACCCGAACTGTTTCTCCTGATCGCCGGGATCACGATCGCGATCTGCTGGCTGCTCTTCGAGGCGCTCGAAGCCCGGCACCGCAACCGGTGATGAGCTGACGGCGGCCAGGACATCTACGCCCCTGGCCGCCGTCAATCTTTCTGCTTGGGTGGCCTGCCGCCGTGGCCGGGGCGCTCGGCATTCCAGGTGACGATGGTCGTCTTGAGCCAGTAGTTGCGGCCGAATCCTTCGTCGACGCCGTCTGGCTTTGGTGCGCGGCCTTGAGCGACGAGGGCACGCCACGTTGAGGGCTTGATGCCCAGGTATGTCGCTACTGCCTTGCTGCCCCATCGCTCGCTCATAACCCTCAACGCTAGCAGCGTTAGCGCTGCCGATTTCTGTCGGGTATTTGACAGCTAATCCGCTGCCCTTTAGTGATGAAATTGGCAGCGCTAGCGCTTATAATTATGACAGAGGAAAACAACTGAAGAGCGGGAGAGCCACTCCGAACTGGGACACGGCAAGTGAAGAGCCCCTAAGGAAGCAAGCCGAGAGCAAGATCCAGAACCTGGGCAGCGCAGACGAGAAGCGCCGGAAGCGAAAGCCAGGGATGCAGGCAGCGGACCGGATGGAACCGAAGGAAAGCCACAAAGCCCCCAGAACCGAGAAACCTAGATCTCCGCAAAGAAGAACCAAGATCACGATCCGGAATTTCGACCCGGGTCGTGACCACCGGAAACCCTTCCGGTGGCAAATGTCGAAGGGATCGACATGGATGAGATCGAGTGCACCTGCAAGAAGCGCGACTGCTACAGCTGTCGACGGCAGGAGATCGACCAGACGGCCGAGCGCATCTACCACCGCGAGGTGGAGATCTGCAGCGGGATGAAGGGCTTCGACATCGAGGCGCACGCCCGCAAGATGGCCGCCCAGTACCGCTCCAAAGCGATCAACACGCTGGCGTTCGAGTTCGCGGGATTCGAACCGCGCTGAGCAGGACGACGGGGTTGGAAACGCCTACAACGATTCCAACCCCACCAAGCACCGTAACAGCCCGCGGGCACCTCGGAGAGGACCCGCGGGCACGAAGGAGCGCGGCAGCGCTCCCACGCCTTGGAAGGGGCACCCATGAGCGACAACACCACCACTGCACGCGAGCTCCTCGCCGCGCTCCTGGTCAACAGCGAGGACGACGGCGCCATCGCCTTCGACGACGACCGATACATCGACTGGTCGACGAACGTCCGCGACAGCGACGACGAAGAGACCGGCCGATGGTTCGAGATCGGCGACGGCGAAGACGCGACCTGCATCCCGCTGAGTTGGGCCGACATTGAGCGGCTCCAGCGGGCGCTCACGCTCGCGCTGATCAACCGCAAGAGCTGACCTGGCCGCAACAGGTCGGGCTCGGACTTCCCCCCGAGCCCGGCTGTGGCCGCCAGGCCACGTCTGAAAGGCCGAGACGTTAACGAGGCCTAGTGGAGCCCCGCACGGATGCCGAGGGCTAGCGATTCCGGCGAAACGAGCGACAACGCCCTTCGGGGCTGCGTCTGGATAGGGAATCCCGCCGAATCTAGGGAGGCCGCCAGGGAGGCGAGGTTTGGGCCCTGACGCGGAGTGCCACCGAGGACAAAGGCAGCCGGCCGGGCGGTGAATCCCGGCACCTGGTTCTGCAGGCCGCAACGTCACGCAGGGGCGCAACGCACACCCCACAAGCCGGGAGACGCGCGGATGGTTCGAATCCATCCGGGACCACGAGCGCACCGGGCAGGTGCCGTCAAAGGGAAGCCCTGCCCGGTGCTGCCGCAAGCATCCCACCACCACGGTTCCCCGAACGGAGACGACCATGCCCACCATCGCCATCGTCACGACCAGCGCCCCGGGCCGGCTCACCCCGGAGAGCACGCTGACCGTCGACGACCGCACCATCCCGGTACCCGAGCTGGTACCCAACCCGCTCGACCCGCGGGCCATGACCAAGCTCGGCCCGCTGCGCATCGTCGCGGCGCTCGCCGAGCTCGGCTACATGCCCGTGGAAAAATGGCGCGACACGGCCCTGAGGGGCGACGCCGCCCTGGCGTTCCTTGTGACGCCGCTGTGAAGACGAAGGAGGCCCCGCCTGGCCGGAGAGATCCGGCTGGCGGGGCTTTTATTTTGTCCTTCGATCGTTCGGACCTTGAACGATTCGGCGATCTTGATGTTTCACGGACGACCTGCGGAAACAAGCCGAAAACGCGTTTCACGGGAAATAGAAGAATCGGACATTCGGGTCGCCGGGTTGTTCGGCCGTGAAACCAGCGGCGGTTACCTCACGCGGCCTCGGGTACGTCGACGAGATACTCGAGCACGCCTTGCTCGTCGAGTTCGGTCTCAAGGGCTGCCAGGGTTAGGTACTCGTCCCACGTGACGCCGTCGCGGCGCAGCCGGTAGAACGTCTGCCTGCGCTGTCCACGCAGGAGCGTGACGGTCTCGACCGTCCAACGCCCGCAGCAGGTACAGCGCAGCATCACGCGAGGCTAGCGCGCGTCCGTCCTGGTCAGCTAGCCCTCGACGGGCGGTGTGGTGTCGCTGCCGTCCGCGTCGCCCACGCGCTCGTCGACCGACGCGACGGAAGCCTTGATGTCGTCCACGAGGGCCTGCGCCTCCGGGGACAGAGTGCCGAGCTCGGCGATGAGCTGGTCCAGCTTGGCGTTGACGTCCGAGGCCATGTCGACCACGGCGGCCTTGACCTCGGCGAGTACCTCGACTGCGGTTGCCATGTTTTGCTCCATTCTGTTCAGCTGCGCGGTGTGGTCCGGCAGTCCGTGGATGTGGATGTGGATCTCGGATGTGGTCACGACCACGCTCCGATCAGGGTGGCGAGGACCCACAGCGCGAGTCCCAGCGGGACGAGGCTGATCCGCGGTATGACCGCGCCTAGGGTCGCGAGCAGAAACGCGATGAACGCAGCGACGAGTAGCCAGAAACTGAGCGTCATGACTACCGGCCACCATTTGGCGCGTTGGGTACAGCCCAGGTCAGGCTGAGCGCCCCGAAGAACGCGGCGGCGACCATGACCCATTCGGTTGCGGTGACGCTGCCGTCGACGAGCGCGGGCGCCAACGCGGCGAGCCCGGCGATAGTGGCTGCGACGACCGCCTTCGCGTACTTGTCCATCTGACCTCCTCGGACGATTGAGTTCGAACACTTGTCGGAGTACGTTCTCCGGGCTATGGACATCTGCGACCACGGCGAGCGCGAGCAGAACACCATCCGCACCGTGCGGGGAACGGTCATGCGTCACGCGATGGCGCTGGTCGGCGGTGGCGAAAACCTGGTCAAAGGCGCGGCCCAGCTGCGCGACATCACGACCGATCCGCACCTGCTCGCGCATGGCATCCCACCCGCGGGGGCGTGGTACTACGACGCTGCCCGCGAGCTGCTTCTCGCCGCCGGCGCGGACCTGGCGGCAATCGACTAGTGCGGCGCCACGGCCGCGGCTGTGCCGTTCGAACCGGGATCGCCGACCAGCTCACGCAGCCGCTCGACCGTCGCATATGGCGAGAGGATCGCGGTCTTCAGGCGGCGAAACTCACGGTTGGCGTCCATCGCCTCCCGCCTGGCCTCTGTCGCCTCTCGGCGGGCCTCAGACGCTTCCTGGCGGGCTTGGACGGCTTCATCGCGTGCCTGGGTGACCTCGACACGGGCGCGGGCGATCTCGGCCCGGGCGTCCTCGCGGATCTGGCGGACCATCTCCGCGGCGGTGTCGGAGAGCCGATCGGCGGCGGCCGCCTTGAGTTGCTCGGTGGTGGCCTTGACGATGCCTCGGTTGGCGTACAGCCGGGCCAGCACGACGATCGCTCCGAGGACCCCGCCACCGAAGGATCCGCCGAGTAGAGCGCTGACCCAGTTGTTCACCGAGTCTCCGTTTCAGGGGTTGAGGAGTTTGTGGGTGTCTTGTCCGATCTGGACGCAGCGGACGATGTTCGCGACGCCCCAGGCGAGGATGATCGAGCCGCCGAACAGGGCGCGCCAGCCGGCCACCGCGAACGATGCGCCGCCGATGAGTAGCAGCGCTCCGGTGGAGACGAGCAGCGCGGCCCGCTCGAGCTCCAGCGCGACGAGGATGGAGCCGCGCCAGAACGCGCCGAGCAGGCCGAGGGCGCCAGAGAGCAGCAGCCCTACAGACCATGTGGTGACAAGCCATGCGGGTACGACCGCCGCCAGCGATTGGGGTGGTGGGACGGTGAGCAGGTAGCCCAGGCCGAGCAGGACGGAGGCGAGCAGCAGCACGAGCTCGTGCGGGCGCTGCCTCGAGGTCACCACCACGACCGGGCGTTGCGGCATGCCTAGGCCTGCGGAACCGAGCGGAACACGTTGCGCACCGCGGCCTCGACGTCGGCCTTGGTGATGTCCTGCTCGGGCAGGCTCGCAACGATCGCGGCGGCGAGCTCGTCGGTGCTCGCGATCGCGCCGGCCTCTGCGCCGGCCCGGGCCGCCTCTTTGATGGCGTCGAGTTCGGCGGGTGTGGCGCCCTTGGCTGCGGCCTCGACGAGCTCGGCCACGTGGTCGATCGCGTTGTAGAGCGGGCTGATCGGGCGGCTGCGCCCATCCGGCCCAGTGTAGGTCCAGGCGCCCTGCACGCGCACTGGCGGGTCGAGCACGAGCAGCTTGAAGAGCGCGTCGAGTTGCGCCGCCTGTTCGGGGGTCATGTCGTTTGCCTCGCTTCCGGTTGTCCATTGCCCGTAGTCGGATTGCATCGCGCGGTTGAGGTCGCAGTCCGCGCCTGCAACGGTGATGCCGTTGCGGTATTGCTGGATGTGGACGCCGGGTTCCCAGACGCCGCCGGACCAGGCGTAGGTCTGCCAAAACCAGGTCGCTACCTCGTCGCGGCGTGCCCAGGCGATCGCTTTGCGGCCGCCGTAGACGCCCACGCGTGCCAGGCCGATTTCGCTGGCCGCGCCCGCGAGCGCGTCGCGGACGGCGGGCCACTGCCCGGATTGAACGTCGAAGTCGACCGACAGGTAGATCGGCCGGTCGGCGGGCATGCCGCATTTGCGGAACCAGGCGTCGGCGGTGCGCGCCCAGGACGCGCCGACAGCGAACCCGCCGGCGAGCCCGGCCGCGGAGCCTTCAGCGTTGGCCACGAGCGCGATGCCGGCGGCGGACAGGGCTGCGGCCTCTGCCGGGTCGAGCCATTTGTCGGAGCTGCCGGGCCCGCCGTAGCGGCAGGCGAAGTGTTTGCCGGCGGCGGCGAGTTGGGCGATGTTGGGCCGCGGCGGGAACGCGTAGTCGACTCCTTCGATGGCCATCGTCAGGTCGCCTCCTTCTTGGTGGACGACGCGGCCGCGGCGAGTTCGGCGCGCAGGGTGGCCTTGTCCGCGTCGGAGAGTTGAGCAACGGCCCGGCGGGCGTCGTCAAGGCGCGCTTGATGGGCGGCCTGACGGCATTGGTCGCGGTAGGTCTGCACATCCGACGCGACGACCGCACGGAGATCGGCGACGTCGTGAACCTGCGATGCCGCAATGACAATGTCGTGCGGGGTCTGGTCGAAAACGCTCACGTCGCCGACCGGTGTGTCCCCGCCCGGGTAGCCGATCACCTTGCGGGCACGGAAGATGAGGTCCTCGAGCGTCGCATCGTCCACGACGCCGACACGCCACAGATGCTGAACCTTGTTGACGCGCACGGCGATCCAGCGGTCCATCAGCTGCTCTCCCAAATGCCGTCCAAAGAGGACTGGAACGGGGCGCTGGCCACGTAGGTTGCGATCGTGGCGCCCGAGTTCTGCGACGACCACAGCTCGACGTAGTCACCCGCGGCCAGGTAGACCTTGCCGGTGTGGCAGTGCACGCAGCCGATTTCGGCCGCGGAGCCGCCGATCGAGCCGATCGTGCCGTCCTGGTCGACGCCGTTGACGCGGATGTAGGCGAACCTGATGCCGGCTGCGTTGGCGTTGTACGAGACCGTGCCGGAGATCAGGTACCAGCCCGGGTAGCGGCAAGTCCATCGGCTGTTGTTGGTGACGTTGTCGTGTCCGCTGGTCAGGTCGATGTCGGTGTCGAGGACTTCGGCGTTGAACGTGACCGCGGCCCCGACACCGTTGAGGAAGTTTTGGGCGCTGGTCTGGTAGAGCTTGAAACGCGGCCGGTTCTGCAGGAACTTGATCGCGTCGCGGACCTGGTTGAGTTGCGTGGTGCTGCTCACCGCGCTGACGAAGTCGGGCGGTGTGGGGACGGCAGCCATCAACCCTCCAGGTCAGAACGGGATGACATCGGTGCCGCCCCAGGTGGATGCGCCGTATCGGAACCACGGCCCGGGGACGCCCGGAGTGGAGCCGATGACAGGAGCGGTGGTAATGAAGAACATTCGGCTCTTGAGGCTGATCTGGTGTTTGGTGCCGGCGACGACGAGCGATGAAGCGCCTTCGGGGAACTCGGCCGGAACGCCTGTGATTTTGATGCGGGTCCAGCGGGCGATCCGCAGCAGCGCCGCCTTTTCGGCGTCGGTGCGGTACAGCAGATTGATGGCCAGCTGCGGCGCGCGCATCCGCGGCACCGACCGGTAGGTGACCGTCCACAGGGCGAGGTTGGCCGGGTCGAGGCTCGTGGGTGTGGTCAGCTCTGCGGCGAACCGGAAGTCGCCGTACTCGGCCCGGTTCGCGACGCTCGCGTTGCGGTATGTGCCGCCGCCGGTCTGGGTGATCGCCGCGGTGGTGAACGGCTGCTCGAGGCGCAACATCACCGGCGTCGACAGCCAGCAGATCGGGATCTCGAACGGCAGCGGGGCGAGCGCGCCGGCCGCGAGGCCGGTGTCGCGGCGGCGGCCTAGCCGCGGCCACTTCGGAGGCGAGAAGCCAGGCGGGTTGAGCGGCATGCCGCCCGCCCGGTCAGTTCAGCGCCCAGATCGAGTACTGCTCGACCTGGATCGAGTTGGTGGCGTTGAGCGAGAACGTCGCGAACAGGTCGGCCCACATGTCCACGGTCGAGTCGAAGCCGGTGCCGACCGCCGGGGCGGTGTTCGGCGCGAGCAGGGTGCCGTGGGTGGTCGTCGAGTCGGCGACCGCGGTCGCGGAGGCCGCCTGGGAGCTGAACCGGCCCTGGCCCATGAAGTTCGCGGTCGTGCCCGCGCCGACCGCCCGGCAAGTCAGCAGCGCCTCGAACCACCACGGGACGTTCGTGTGGGCGGTGGTCGACAGCTGCATCGCGCCGCCGTTGAAGACGATGATGTTGGAGGTGGGGCCCATGCGCACGTCGAGGGTGAGCGTGCCGGGTGTGGTGACCACGTTGGAGATCCGGCCACAGGCCTCGATCTTGAACTGGGTGCCGACCTGAAGGAACCCGGCGGGGATCTTCACTCGGGCGTGGGCGGGAAGGATGCTCGCGGCGACGTTGGACGTGAACGCGGTGCCCGCGGACTGCGCGGTGGCGAGAGTTTCCTGCCAGGACTGACGAGACACGGGCTGACGCTCCTTAGATGTTGTAGAGGCGCAGACGATCGGCGAAGGTGGTCCGGCCGCCGCCGGCGACGTAGAAGCTGCCCTGCTCGGTTTCGACGGCCTCGTCGATCGCGTCCTTGGGGTTCTTCCCGGCGAGGGTGGCGGGGCTCATGACGGCGGTTCCGGCGTCGATGTCGCGGAACGCTGACCCGGTGGGGTATCCGGCGTAGTCGAGGATGCGGTTGATGCGGGCGCCGGTGAGCTGTTGGTCGAGCGGGGCGTGGGCTTGGTTGATCTGTTCGAGGTAGTTGGTGTAGGTGAAGTTGTTGCCCACGTACACCTGTAGGCCGGACAGGTCGTAGTCGAGCTGATAGCCCATGCCGTTCCACAGGAAGGTGCCCGCCCCGGCCGGGGCACCGGCGAGGGTGGTGGTTTGGCGGACGGAGCCGGTCCACAGCTCCATGACGCCGGTGGACTCTTTGAGGTATATCCCGACAGGCAGCAGGGCTTCGCCGCCGACCGCGCCGCCGGCGATGGATCCGGTGAGCCCGGTCGCGGTCAGCGTCCACTGCGCTGTGGTCGTGCTGCGTTCCAGCGACAGGCTCGCGGTGGGCCCGTTGAAGGACAGGATCTGGTGGAAGGTTGCGTCGTTGGCCGCCATGCTCGGCGCGAACGCCCACCAGAACACGACCACGATCGCGTCCGAGGCGGCGACCGCCGGCAGGAACGTCGAGGGCAGGAACGTTTGGATGAAGGCGTGCCCCGGGCCTTCCGGGTGCGACACCATCCGCACGCCATCGGACTCGTTGCCCTCGGGCGCCAGGCCGCTCTGGCATTGCACCTCGCCGCGGTTGCCCGTCGTGCCGGTGAAGTTCCGCGCGAGGACGAGCGGGTCGGCGGTCGGGCCGATGCCAGCCAACGGCTCAGCGGGTTCGCTGCACGGCCAGTAGCCCTTCAGATCCGAGCCGCCGTTGAAGACGATGTGCTCGGCCAGCGCGGAGACGAAGGTGCGGCCGCGGGCGAGCCGGGCCAGCTGGTCGACCGCGGTGACCGTGATGGTCTGCGAGCGGGGCTCGGTCGCGTTCGATTCGGTCCAGGCCTCGATCTCAGGGAACTGGATGTAGCCGACGAACAGCTCGATCAGCTGGTCGGCGATCGTCTCGGTCACCCGGACTTTGTGGCCCGACTTCAACGCCTGCGCGCTGAGCACGTTGCCCGGCGTGAAGCGTTGGTCGGAGTTCTGCAGCTGGAACGTCAGCGTGTTACCGGGGTCGGAGCCGCGGGCGGTCTCACCGGCGATGATCTCGAATTCGCCGTCCACGAGCGGGGTGACCCGCTCGTAGGCCTGGACGATCGCGTCGGGCTGCGACGTGAACGCGATCTCGATTTCCCAGTTTTCGTAGGCCATCAGCCGAGCTCCAGCGAGACCTTGCCGGAGTTGGCCTTGAAGTTGAGCAGCTTCTCGTGCAGGACGCGGCCGTCTTCGCCGCGGACGGTCAGGTCGAGCGCGAACACCTGCGCGGCCGCCGACGATCCGGCGCCGGCATTGTAGGGCTGGACGGTGCCGGTGGTCGCGGCGATCCACCGCTCGGGACCGATCTCGTTGACCGTGTAGGCCTCGCCAGCCCACGTCGGCCCGCCGGTCGCGCGCGGCGACGACTGCCGTTCGGCGTTACGCAGCGCCGCCCAGGCGGACGCGTTGGCCGAGAACTCCAGATCAATCTTGACCTTGGTGCCGTCGAGCTGGTGAAGCTTGTCCATGATGCCGTTCGCCCAGGCGTCGAACTTGTCGGCGGCCTCACGCAATTTCGGGCCCAGGTCGGGCACCCAGCCGAACGCGGCGGCCGCCCCGTGCACGATCAGGCCGAGGTTCTCCAGCGTGAATTGGGTCATGAACTGCATCGCGTCGACCACATGCGCGGCGACCCACACGACGCCCTGCAGCGCCGCCGTCACCAAGTCGATCGCGACGACCAGATTGGTGGCGAGGAACGGGATCAGGTAGTCGGCGACGAACCGGCCCAGCTTCTCGAGGCCTTCCTTGTTGTCGCGGATGGTGCCGAGCAGCCGATTCCAGGCGCCCTCCAGCATGGGAAGGATCTGGGTGCCCATCTTCTCCAGCGAGGCGAAGATCTTGCCTGGGACGTCGGAGCCCTTGAAGATGTCGGCGACTTGGCCGCCCATCGACCGCAGCTTGTCGAGCACCTTCGGGGTCGCCTGCCCGAGCGCGTCGACAACCTTCTTGATCGCGGGCAGCGCGGGCTCAGCGAACTTGGCCAGGGCCTGGCCGGCGTTGTCCTTGAAGGTGGACCAGATACCGGCCAGCGACTGCGACTGGCGAGCCATCATCCCGGACAGGCGTTGCATCGCCGGGCCGGCCTTGGTTTCGAGCGCCTGGAACATGACGGTCGCGTCGACGGTCCGCTTCTCGACCATCTTCATCGCCGTAGCGACGTCGACCTTGAGGAAGCTGGCGAGGGTCTGCCAGGCCGGGATTCCGGCCTCGGTCAGCTGCAGCATCTCCTCGGCGGTGACCTTGGTCTTCTGCCGCATCTGGGTCAGCGCGGTGACCGAACGTTCGATGCCTTCGGCGCCCGTGCCCATGCCGGCGGTGGCGTCGCCGAGCGCGGTCAGCAGCGGGATGATGTCGGCGGTGGCGGTGCCGACTGCTAGGAGCCGCGATGCGGCGGTGCGAAGCTGCGGCATCTCGAATGGTGTTGCGGCCGCGAACTTTTGCAGCTCGGCCAGGAACGCGGACGCCTTCTGCGCCGACCCGAGCAGCAGCTCGAAACTGATGGCGGCCTGCTCATTGTCGGATGCGATCTTGACGGCCATGAAGCCGAGCGCGCCCGTCGCCGCCACGGCCGCCGCGCCGAGGGTGACGGCCATGAACCTGGCCTTGTCGACAACCCGCTGCAGACCCGACGCCAGCCCGTCAGCCCGCAGTGTCGCGTGGCTGGCTCCGGCTGCCATGCGCTGAGCGCCGGCCTCCGCGCCGCCGAGCGCGCTGCCCATCTGCTTCGCGTCAGCGGTGACGCCGTCGAGATGGCGCGACAGGTTGGACAGCGTGCGGTCGAGCTTCTCGAGGACGCCGGAGAGTTGGTCGTTGCCGTGCAGGTTCCAGGTCAGGGTTTGGGACATCGATCATCCCTCCTGGACTCCGGCTTGCCTATTTAGTTCGGCGACGATCGCGAGGAAGTCGCGTTGGCTCAGAGCGTCATAGTCGGCGCGGCTACATCCGGATCGGAGGAAGACGATGGGGAACCATCGGTCTCGGGCGTCCCCGGATTCAGTGCTTTTCCCACTTCGTCCATGGCCGTGTTGTAGGCATCGAGGTAGGGGAGAATGACCTTGATCGACGGGCCTGCGTAGTCGTCGAACTTGAGGTCCGGGTTGTCGCGTTGGTCGACGAGCCAGAAAACGGCGTTGATCGCGTCCGGGTCGAGTTGGGCGATCGCCTCGATGAGCACCTTGTAGGTGAGCCCGGTCCGAAGCTTGATCTTCTTCAGCTCGAGCCCGGAGAACTCGGTCGGATCGACGTCGTACTCTTTGCCGTCCCAGTTGACGATCCAGGTCACTGCAATGCCCTCATCACTTTGTCGACTTCGGCCTGCACCTCACGCGCCACTTGCTCGCGGCGGCGTTCGATCGGCCGGGAGAAATAGGGAGTACCGGTCTGGCGAACCCACCGGCTTCGGTTGCTCCACACCGGGTGCCGCCAGCCGCGCGGGTTGTCCACGTGCTTGGGAAGCTGCCGCTGCGACGGCGGCAACGCTGCGGGATCTACGAGGATCCGCGCGCCGAGCTTGCGGCCGGCGTAGGTGATCCGCGTCTTGATCGCGCCGCGGATGTAGGAACGCAGGCTGTGTGTCGCACGGGCCCGCTGGGTGCGGCCCTTGGTCGCCTTGACCCGCTTGGCTTTGGCCTCGGTGAACCGCTGCCGGCGGACCCCGCCGCGGCCGGAGACGCCGCCGGTCTGCCAGGCCATGATCTCGGCCTTCTGCTCGTCGGTGATCCGCGACAGAATGCTCTTGATCGTCTTGGTGGAAGCCTTGCGGACCGCCGCACCGTGCGCCCCCGCCGCCCGGAATCGCCCGGCGAGGGAGGCGAAGTCAGCGCCGCCGTTGCTGGTGATGTTCACAAGCCATCACCGCCCACGCTCAGAGAGCCGAGTCGAGGTTCTCGTAGACGATCTGCACGGCCGGCAGGGTGTTGGTCGGGTCGCCGTAGGCCATCACCGACGCCTTGTTGTCCAACCCGCCCGGGCCGGTGACCATCGGCGAGCCGGTCTTCAACTTCGCCTGCGGGAAGATCACCGACAGCTTCCCGAACTGCGACGTGCCGGCGTCGACCTTGCCGATCCACGACATCTCGAGCGCAAACGAGGTGTAGGCCGCGAGCACGTCGTAGAGCTGGGTGCGGTCCTGGAACTCGACATCCAGATCGGCAGTGAATTGCTGGAAGCCGTCACCGGCGATCAGCTGCTCGCTCTTGGTGCCGTTGCCGCCGGAGAAGAACCCGTCGATCCGCAGCGGCTGGACGCCCTTCACGGACACACCGCGGCAGCCCTTGATCTCGATCCCGCCGGCGACGGAGACGAGCCCCGACCCGACCGAAGGTGTGCCGCCGATCTTCGCTGAGAAGCAGTTGAACCGCAGCGCCTCGTTGATGGTCGCTCCGGTACCGCCCACATAGGACGCCGTCGCGAGCGCAGTCGCTGTCGTCTCGTCCCAGCCGTCAAGGGTGAAGCGCAGCTTCAGCAGCTCGTTGCGGGCCTGAGACAGCTCCCACTGGGTGATCTTCGCGCCGTTGATGGTGAACGGCCGCACCGTGCCCGTGGCGGTGGTCTCCGGGAATCCGAACTGGACCGTCAGCGACTTGCCGGCAAGGTCGCCGTTCCAGTGGATCTGCCGGTAGAAGCTTCCGGAGATGAGCGCAGGCGTTGCGGACGAGCCGAGCATCTGTTTGATGATCAGCCCGAGGTTGCGGGTGCCCACGTTCAGCTCGACGTCCCGCGAAACCTGCTGCGCCACCTTCGCGGTGCGGTCGACTGTGGGCACGAGGGCGCAGCCGCCGAGCCCAGGGTCATCGACCGTGATCAGGTCGAGGCCGGTGCCGCCGACCGACACATGCTTGTAGGCGTGGTCGGGTGTGACCGGGGTGCCGACGACGGTCTCGTTCTTGTACATGAACTGGCTGCAGATGCCGGATCCGGTGCCCACCGTTTACTCCTTCAACTTGCCGCGGGTGGTGACGGTCTCGTCCGCCCACAGGCTTTTCGGCCAGGCGCGGACTTCGGGCGGGTTGCCCGACTCGATGTGGATGGCGTCGTCGAGCCACTTCGCGCCTTCTGGCGGCTCGGTGACGATCCGGCCGGGGAAGTCGACGATGCAGTCCGGCTCGACCGTCTGCCCGAGCACGGGCACGGTGACCGGGGCCGCGCCGATGTAGCGCAGCCTGACAAGATCGGGCATCGGTTCTCCTAGATTCGTGTCTGGACGCGGGCGATGAACGCGACGAAGCACTCGGCGCCTGACGAGGTTTGAAGCTGCTGGATCGATGAGACCGCGCTTGTGCACCACATGACCTGCGGGATGCTCAGCGTCGAGCCGCGGATCGCCTCGGCGGCGTGGGCGTACAGCTCGATCGCGGTGCGCCGCACCGCCCGCATGGCTTGGGAGTTGCCGCCCTTAGTCGTGATGCCACACGGGACGCTGATCGTCTCGTCAACCTCGGCGAATGAGCCGGAGACGCCCAAGGTTGCCCACGCCCACTCGACCTCGGTCTGAGACTCGTCGTCGACGGTGGGCAGGCCGCCGACCGTCAGCATCGACGCGCCGGAGAAGTCGATCGTGGGTGGGCCGTCGAACACCTTCAGCGTCTTCGCTTCGATCGCCGCCGCGATGTCGATCTGGGCGACGAGGAGGTCGTAGAGCGCGTCGAGGACGTCGGCGATTCTGGTGTCGCTCATGCGAAGCCCGCGATCCCGGCGACGTCCATGTAGTCGGGGTCGGCACCTATCAGTTCCTCGGCCCGGTTCGGGATGGCGAACCCGAACGGGGTCGGGGTCACCTCGTCGGGGGTGAAGCCGCGTCCGCCGGATCCGTTTTGGACGTTCCAGAGGTGCTTGGCGACTTCCATACCGGCCAGGCGCAAGCCCCGCCGGATCGCGGTCAGGCCGGCCGAGTAGACCAGCGTGTGCGGGCCGTAGAACGCGCCGCGTAGCTCGATCTGGCTGTTGGTGGTGTCGACGATGTACGCGGTGGCGGGCAGCGCGGTGCCGTCCTGCGGCGTGATCGAGGCGACGGCGACGAGCGGGTGGTGGCGTTGCTGGATGTGGCAGCCGTTGGCGTAGACCCGTTCGGTGAACGTCTGCACCGCGAGCGGGCCGCCGATCCGCCACGCCGCCCACTCGCTCGCCGAGGTGAGGCAGGTGAGGAGCTCGTCGTCGCGCGTCTCGTCGTCGAGGGCGAACTGGAGCCACGTCTTGAACTGCTCCAGCGACGCGCACAGCGGGGTCGTGCCGGGCACCGCGGGGGGCGCGCCGGACACCCATACCTGTTGGTATTCCACGCCTGCGCCGGTGCCGGTGACCGTCCAGGCGAGCAGCCACCAGCCGCCGAGGGTGTAGGGCACTGCGGCGGTCCAGGTGTGGCCGCCGTCCGATGACGACGTTGACGGGTTGGTGACCGTGCCGTTCGGGGCGGTGACGGCTAGCGCGGCGAAGGTGCTGCCGCTGTACGGGGTGACGGTGAGGGTAGCGGTGGCGGAGTCGCCGACTTCAGGCATGCCCGCTCCTCACGGTGTTGTGGCGCGTAGACCGGCCCGGGGCGCGGTCGCGCGTAGGGAAGGACCGGAGACGGTTGTGATGAACCGGCCGGGTTGGTCGCCGAAGAAACCCAGCGGTGTCAGCCGGAAAACGGTCGGGGTCAAGTTGACGGTGACCATGCCCGGCGTGGCGGTCATCGCCCGGGGCGCGAGCGTGATGACGGTTGGGCTCAGATTGACGGTGATCATGCCCGGGGTGGGCGTCATCGCGACGGCGCTTAGCGCGATGGTGACCGGTGTCAGGTTGACCGTCGCCGACGCATCGACGACATTCACGTCGATGAAGTAGTAGCCCGTCGTAAATGTGGTGTCGTTGGGCGGGAGGTTTGATCCGCGGTTCTCACCAAAGATTGCAGTCGAGGCTGAGACGCTTCCGCCCGAGCCGACCGGCAGTGTCTGGCCGGAGCTGAATCGGTAGTGCGAGGCACCGTCAAGGTACGCGCACACGACGTAGTCGTGGACGGCAGCGGGATCGAACGGCGCCGGGTAAGGAACATCGTTCCACGCGTTCAGCGTGGGGCTTGGGATGACAGTGTTGAGGTCGATCTCGACCACTTTGGACGAGCCGTCCCAAATCTGGTACAGGGTTCCCGTCCCGATGCCAGCGGCGGGTACCCAATAACGGCCGGAGGAGATCCGTTTGCCGGATGCCGACACCTGAAACTTCATGCCGACAGACCGATTGGTGACGCCGCCGGAGTCATCTGATGCCGGCGTCTGGCTGGTGTAGATCGTGTCGGCCACCGCCGGCCTCCGTTACGTCAGCCGGGCCCAGTCGGCGATCGCGATGGTCAGACCGCCGTCCATCGGCTGCGGCAACCCGGTGCTCGAGCCACAGATCAGGTACCGGGCCGAGTCCGAGCCGCCGGCCGCATGGTCGTAGATCACGACCGCGCGAGCGGTGACGCCTGCCGCAGCCGCGAAGACGACGTTGGCCGCGTCGAGGTTCGCCCGGTCGTTCGTGTCGTCCTGGGTTACGGTCAGCGAGGCGAGCGCGATCCGTTCGGTGTGAATGTCGAGCCCGGTCACGGCGTCGAGGTCCGCGACCGTGTTCAGGTCGGCGTTGGACCAGCCGGCGGGCAGACTCGCCCCGGCGATCACCAGCATCCGCAGGTCGCTCGTCGCGCCGTTGGTGCTGCCGTTCGCGAGGCGGGTCTTCCCGCGGTTGTATGCGACCTCGGCCATGGTCAGTCGCCGGTGGGCGGCTCGGCGCCGCGCAGCCGAAGCTGCTCGTCGACCTGCTTCACGCGGTCGTCCATGCCGCGGATGACGTAGCCGCGCCGCTCCTCGAGCAGCGCCGCGATCATGCCCGCGTTCTGGTCCGGGCTGCCGAGTGCGGCGGCACGCTTCGCGGCCGCGCGGCGCTGATCCTCGGTGGAGCTCGCATCGGCCGCTGCCGCGCTGGTCTTGTCGACAGCCGACGCGGCGGTCTTGTCCTTGGGAGGCATGCTGATGCTCCTGTCGTCGATCTTCGATGGTTAGTGGAGGGCCCCCGCCGCCTGAAGGAGGCCCTCCGGTCGGTGGATTTAGGCGCCGGTGAAGGCCGGAGTGACCAGACCGGTACCCGCGACCTTGCGCGAGTGCGCGTAGCGGACGTGGGTGTACGCGAAGTAGCTGTAGAGCACGAGCAGCACGCCGAGGGTCGCCGCCTTGGTCTGCTCCGCCCGGATAAACAGCGGCGCGTTCGGGTCTTCCCACAGGTGGCACTCGGTGCGGTCCACGAGGTAGATCTCGTCCTCGTTCGTGCCCGCGCCGAGGTTCGTGGCGATGTTGTTGTCCACGATCACCGGGGTCGAGTTCGGCAGCACACCACGCAGACCGCGGCCATACGCGGTCGCGAAGTTGGTGCCGAACATCTGCGGGAGGATGCCCGGCTGGGCCATGATCGGCCAGCTGGACGAGAGCGCGTTCTGCAACCAGTACCAGCGCCGCGAGTGCATCACGGCGAGGTTGTCGCCGGTGGCCATGTCGAGCATGGCCCCTTCGACACCGGCCAGCGCCTCGATGATCTTCGGGTAGGCCTCGGCCGCGGTCGGGCTCGCGTCGGTGTAAGCCACCGACGTCGCCACGTTGGTCAGACCGTTGGTGGCCTGGTTCAACAGGGTGTTGTCCAACCGGGTGGCGTGCTGGCGGTACAGGTCGTCGAGCGTGACCGCTTCGACGCCGGTGCCGCGCTCGATCGCCTGCCGCGACAGGGTCTGCTGACCCGCGTTCGTCTGAACGCTGATCGTCAGCAGGGTGTCGTCGATGTCGACCTCGGCGACGGCCGCGTTTTCCGCCGACTGGATGTCCGAAGACGTCGACGTGGTGATCCGGGACAGGTTGACCGTCATGCCGTCAGCGGGCAGCTCGTGCCCGTTGATCGCGTCGGCGAACGGGCGCATCGCGGCCGCCTTCGGCGCGTACATGTCGGTCAGGTACTGCGGCACGGTCAGGCCGGCGAACGCGCCGGTGCCGACCGCACGGGCGAGGTACTCGCCGCGCTCGACCCGCTCCTCCCGCATGTGCTGGGTGAGCCGATCGCGGGCTTCGTAGTCGCCGAGGAATGCCGCAGCGACGTCGCGCTCGAACTGGGCGCCCGGCTTGGAGTTGCGCGCCCACTTGCCGTCGCGGTAGCCGCGTTCCTTGTGCGCCGCGTACTGGCGCTCTTCAGCACCGACCCGGGCCACCTCGTCGTAGGCCGGCTTGCGGGTGTCGGTGGGCTTGATGTCGCGTGCCGCGTGGGCGAGGCGCTCGTCCTCGGTCTTCTCGGCGCGCAGCTTGGTCAGCTCGGCCTCCGCCGCGGTGACCGCCGTGCCCGCGGTGTCGCGGGCGGCGATCGCGTCGGCGACCGTCTGCTCGGTGATGGTGGCGTCGCCTCCGGCGATGCCGGCCCGCAGCGCCACGAGGGCGTCCTGCTTGGCCTTGCGCTCGGCGACGGCCCGCGAGAAGGTGGCCTCCGCCTGGCGAATCAGGTCATCGAGTGTCACGATGTGCTCCCTGTTCGATGTGGTTGGGTGGACGGCCGTCATCCAGGTCAGGCGGGCTCACCGAGGCGTGTGCGCCGGCGGCTCTCGCGCGAGGCAGAGCATGGCCAAATCCCGCACCGCGCGGTCGCGGCCGGGACGTTTAAGAGGGGCTGTTAGCCCGCGATGGCGAGGTCGAGCATCATGGCCAGGCGGTTACCGCCGGCCTGCCGCTGCCGCATCGTGGCGTCGGTGTGCGGGTTGGCGCCGTAGCCGACGATCGCGACGTCGCCGCGGTGGATGTCGTACGCGTTGATCCGGTACTCCATGTAGTCCGGCGACCATTGGCCGGAGATGATCCGGAACTTGAAGCTCATCTCGTCGACGAGCCCGGACAGGATCTTCGGCGCGATATATGCCACATCGTGGTCGAGCTCATCGAGCTCGGGCGCATGGGTCTGCAGGCCGGTGTCGAGCTCGGTGAGGATCAGTGAGCCGTTGGTGGTGCGGGCGATCCGGCGAAGGTCCTGGTGCTGCAGCACGAGCGGCACGTCGAGGTTCGGCGTCGCCAGCGAGTCCGCGCCCGCGCCGGCGGAGACGATCTCGGTGTACGGCCCGTACCAGTCCCACATCTCGTAGCCGCGCTCGTAGACCGTGGCCATGCCGAGGAAGTCCTTCTTCCCGGCTGTGGCGGCCGCACGGAGCTCCAATTTGGCGGGTGCCAGGATCGCGCTGCGGGCCGACGTTTCGGGGGCGCAGCGGCGCTGTGAGGGCCGGTCGGCGCGGGCGCGTACGCCGTCGCGGCGGGCCGTGGAAACGCGGGCGCACTCTTCGCGGAACGCGTCGGTGATCATGCTTTGGCTCCTGTCGGAGTGGCGGCCGTTTTGGGAGGGCCGTAGATCAGGTGCATGCGGGCGATCTCTTCGTCGGTGAGCGGAGGCTTGTTGTCCAGCGCGCGCGCTTCGTCGTTCGTCATGGAGTAGTCGGCGAGCTTCCCGCTGATGACCTTCTGGCGGGTCTCCGGGTCCATGCGCAGCAGCGCGTCGGAGTTGAGCCGGACGCGTTGGCCGCGCGGAAGCCACGTCGACATCGCGGCTTCACGGCGGACGATCGCCGGACCCACGTTCATGATCAGCAGTTGGAGGTTGCGCTGACTGATCGACGCATAGGTGATCGACTGGCCCGACACAGCAGCATCGATCATGTCCGCGGGAGCGCCGAAGAACCTCGCAATGTCGACCACCGAGTACGACATCAGGTCGATGAACGTCGCCTGGTTTTGCGGGACCGCAAGCATCTTGTAGTCCCAGTCGGCCCCGGCCACGAACAAGTCATGGTTGGCCACCGCGGCCTTGAACCGGTTCTTGACGAGCGTCGCCTCCCCCGACTTGAGCGTCTTGGCGGTGTTCTTCAACATCGCGGTCGGCACAGCGCCGTCGTTGAACCAGTTCGCCGCGAACTCGGCCGCGCTCAAACCCGACGAGATCGACAGGGCGCCATACATGATCGGCGAGAGGCCGACGTGGCTGCCCGCCTTCGTGAACTGCTTCTCATGCCACACCTCGGACGGCTCGTACTCGCGGCCGCCGATGAGGTACTTCACGAGCTCGCTGTTACGGACCCGCACCGTCACCGACTCGACCGGTACCAGGTCGATCCGGGCCGGCAGACCAAGCGCGTTGCGTGCGGTGATCAGGCCGAAGGTGTTGCCGAAGCCGTCCAGATCGTCCTGAGTGGAGTAGAGCCACTCCAGGATGTTGACCTTCTCGCCGCCCGGGTTGACGAGCATCGGCGGCTTGGCCACCTCGATCTCGAGGCCGCCGATCATGCGGTAGGCGTCGATCGGCAAGGTGGAGATCAGGTCCCCGCGCAGCCGCCTGCACGCCCACACCGCCGAATGGCGCCGCGCCGTGTCCCCGTTGATGAGCCGCGAGTTCGTGCGCACGCCCAACCGCTCGGCGAGCATCTGGTCAGCGTTCGGGAACGACAGGCCCCGGCTCCACAGGCCCATCAGTTACCGCCTCGCGCTTTGCGTGCCGGAAGCCACTGCGCCAACCACGAGCCAGCACCGATGACCGCACCGGAGACACCGAGCCCGGCCCAGCCGATCCAGTTCCCGGCGGCGAACCCGGCCCCGGCAGCGATGAGCACGAGCGCGAGCGTGTCTAGGGCGTCGGTCAGGTGTTCGCGCACAAGCTGCTCCTCACATGACCGAATCGGCGATGTTGTAGTCGTCGGGCGGGCAGGTGCGGTACCCGTAGGAGGCCGCGGTGATGGCGTACAGCGGCGAGCAGTCGACACCGATCGAGAGCCGGCTCCACAGCCACGCGTTGCCGGTCTTCTTCTTCGCCGCGCCGGCCACCGCCGCGGTGAGCGGGCCCTGGCCGCGGTGGCGGATGTCGCGGGTCTCGACGTCCTTGCCCGCGATGCCGTCATAGAAGGCGCCGCACTCGGCGGCCACATCGGCGGTGCCCGGGGTGAGCACCGCGATATCCGCGGCCGTGAACTCCGGGATCAGCGAGCGGGCAGGGTCGCCGGCGCCGATCACGACCGCGCACACGGTGCGGTCCTCGCGCGCCATCGCCTTCTGCACCCACTCGACCGCCCAGCCCTTGCCGCCCGCGCCGTACTCGGCGAGCTGGCAGTGTCGTAGGCCGTCTTTACGCTTGCCGAAGATGCCGATCGCGGTGCGAGCCCGGTCGTCCGACATCGAGATGCCGATCGCGATGCCGCCGTCCGACTTGGAGTCCGCGTCCAGCGCGGCCGTCCAGTCGCCCTCGGAGATGACCTGCCACTGCTCGTCGGCGTCGGCCGGCCAAGCCCCTTCGTGCTCGGTGACGAACTTCTCGAGCCGCCCGGCCGCCTTGAAGTTCTTGAGCTGCTTTTGGAGGAACCACAGCGGGATCCGGAGCCCGAGCGCGGGATTGGTCCCGTACATCGTCTCGTCGTTCTCGACGTCGTCGTCTGGGCCGGGAGACCACTCGTAGTAGGCCGTGCGGTCCTCGCCCGCACGTCCGCGTTTGCGGACGGAGGGAAGCCACGCGTCTTCGGGCATCGGCCCGATGTCTTCATCGGGCGGCGTGGACGTGTAGACGATCCGCGGGTTCGGGATCGTCCCGAGCCCGGGTGTCTGGGCGGCATACTGGCTGGCCGTCAACCAGGCGGCCTCGTCGAAGACCGTGGTGGACCCGGTCAGGCCGCGGCCGGAGCCGTCTGTGCGGGCGATGAACTGGAGCGACCCGCCGCCGGCCGCGTCGGTGAGCTTGATCGACTCGTCGCCCTTGGAACGGCTGATCATCTTGACGCGTTTAGTCAGCCAATCCGAGCCGTCGATGATGTCCTGGAGCCGCCGGAACGCCGCGGTGCTCGTCTTGAACTGGTGCGCCGAATGGAAGATCAGCTGCTCGCGGAACAAGAACAACCCGGCAAGTTCCATCGCCTCGGTGACGCCGCCCTTGCCGTTCTGGCGGGCCACCAGTACCACGAGCTCGAACGCCGACCACAGCCCGTCCGGCTGAGTCGCGAACGCGTCGAGGATGATCAGCGCCTGCCATGGGTCGAGCGGCCGGCCGATCTCGGCCATGAAGTCGATGACCTCGTAGCCGCGCGTCTTGTCGTACTCAGGTACCTGGCGTAGCCGCGGTTCCTGGCTTCCGATTCGCACGCCGCTGGGCAAGCTCGTCAGACGGGATGGATTCAGCAATGCGGTCAAGGGGTTCCTTCACCTCACCGCCGGGCAGTCTGTCGATCTCGGCTATTACGGCGCGGAGTTCCTTGGCCACCACGGCGACTGACCGGGCGTCCAATTCGTCGGAGGCGAGCTCTTTTGCCAGACGAGCCCGAACCGCTTCAAGCGATGCCCGTCGATCGCCTTTCGCGATGATATCGACGATCTCCGACATGATCCATCCAAACTTGGGCCATATCCGCAGCTACCCGGCATGATCAGCCCCAAATGATTCGCGCGGAGAGAGAAATGGCTGCC